AAATCTTCCCAAGCAATATATAAAGTTTCTTCCAAAATACGTGTAATGCGTGCGCCGTCTAATTCTTCTGGGTATGCAACTGCACCTGCGTAACGTTTAACAAGTAAACCAAGTGCACCAATGGCTTGTATTTGTAATGTGTTAGGTTTACCAGCTGCTCCAGCGCCAGCAAATCTGTTGTAAACACCTGAAACTTCACCTGTAAACAATTTGACGTAAGCACCTGTTGAGTCGGTGACTTCAATAACAACTGTGTCTAACAACTCAACTACTGGGCTTAACCCATCAAGGTTTAATAATTCTATATTGCAATAACTTGGTTGTGTTGCTTCAAAAAAATCATTTCGTCCATAAGTAATAGTGCCGTCTTGTAGAGTTGTAGAGGTTTGTACAACACCAGCAATAGTTACTCTGTAAGTAGGTGTGTAAATCGTCATAGGTTACCTAAACCCATAGAAGAATGGCTTTAGTCCTGTCGTTTTTGCTGCTGTGTTTTGCACTTTAGTAATTGTTCTAGCTGCCCCTTGTGGGTCAAGTACTCCTTTAATATTGTTAAAAATATTTACAGTATTCAATGCTTTACTAGGTGCACCACTTAATAAATTGCTTGTTGCTTTAACTGGAGAGACTGATGCTTCAATTAGAGCACCACCTGCAAATGAGTTTTTGAATCTGTCGTAAGCCTCTGTGGCTTGTTCTATCTTTTCAATTGTTCGGTTTAATGTGTCTAAAGTTTTGACAAAAAAACTGTCTGTGGAATTAGGGTCTATAGCTAATAGTTTTTCAATTGAAGTTGTTAAATCACGCATACTTTCGCCTAATGTATATGCTTTACCTTCGATACCTTCCATATCATAACCGAATGAAACAACGCCAGTACCAGCATCGTAGAAAGCCCTAGTTAGACCTTGTTTACCTTTTCTTGTAAATCCGTCTACAAGATTTTCTATTGCAGGTACAAAGGTTTTCTTTATTACATCAGATACTTGCAAAACTATTGGTAGTAAAACTTCACCTAATTGAATTTTGACATCTTCAATGTTAGCTGCTAATTGTCTTTGGCTGTTTGCTAATCCGTCTGAAGTTCTTGCAAAATCGCCTTGTGCGTCTGACGTTTGTTTGTATATTGCTGATTGAGCTGCAAGTACTTTGTTAGCAGGTGATAATGCTTCTTTGGTACTTTTAATTAAACCTAATGCTAAAGCCTCGTTTTTAAGTGTTGCGTCATTAAGTAAAATGCCGTAACGTCTAATAGGTTCGGCTTCGCCTCGTAAGGCTGCACCTATTGCTTGTATTGCGTCTTCTGGGGAAGTGTTATTAAATGATGCTAGATCAGAGGCTAGTTTGACAAAGCCTATAGAAAATTTAGATAAGTCTTTACCTGTTAAACCTGCTGCTTTACCAAGTGTGGCAAAAGTTGATGCAGCATTTACTGCTTGCTTTTTTGATTGACCTAATGAATCTGCAGCTGTTTCAGCAAATTGTTCAATGTCTTTAGAAGCATCGCCAAATATAACTCTTGCTTTTGATATTTCTTCTGAAAAATCTGAAGCTGCACCAATAGCATCTTTACCAATTTTTAATGCAAAAGCACCAGCAGCCGTAGCTAAACCAGCAAAAGCAACTGCGCCTGCTTTTAATGCTGTGCCAAGTTTATCGCTAAAACTTCTAGTTTCATTATCAGCTTTGTCTAAACCTTTTATGAAATCTTTTGTGTCAGCAAGTAAAGCAAGTTTAAGTGTCCTAATATCAGCCATTAAATAGCCCTACTTTTCCAACTACTTGTAATCTTTTCATAACCTTGTAACCATTCTTGAGCTATAATTGGTTGAAATCTAGCCATAGCCTTAAACAACCACCAACCCTCTTTGCCACCTTTACCAGAGCGTCTAGGGAACTGTTTATATTGCTTTGATCCGAATTCATTACCCATTATCACATAACCAGCAGCAAAAGCACTAGAGCCAACTTTTTGCCTACCACCGATACTAAAACTTGGGGCTTTATCTGATTTAGATATTTTTATAGATTGTGCTACAGCTATGGCTTGACGATTATTAAATGGCGCTGAAGACGCTGCTCCTTGAGCATATCTTGCACCTCGTTCTGCTAAATCGCTAGCCACTTGTTTCATTTCGTTTTTAGCGCCATCGTCCATTTTACTAAATGCACGTAACAACGCTCGATAATCTTTATCAACAGGAACTAATCTAATTGCTTTAGCCATTAGCTTGCTCGTTTAATATGTTTATTGCTGTAGCCCAAATATCGGGTTCGGCATTGAGCCAATAGTCGGGTGTTATCCCAGTTGCTATTGCTAGTTCTACTGCTATTCGCCCGATGCTTCGGGCTTGGTAAAATTTGCTGTCTCAAAATCAGAAGCTGCAATAGAGACGACTTTGATTTTCCAAGTGTCAAAACTTTCAATTTTTTTAGTAACACGTTGTTGTATTTTGTGACCAAGAAATAAAAGAAGTGAGTTGCTTGGTGTGTTTTCTTCCATAAGAATTTTAACAATTGACTTACTGTTATAAAGTTCTTTTTCTGCCATAGCAAGTTCGATTGGTCTTGTCCATTCATCAAACTTTTCACCTGTCTCTAATTCCCAAGATAATTTTAATTTAAGCATTTGTGTGCCCCTGTTCTGTTTGTTGTTGTTATTACGCTGTTAGATCTTCGGTTGGAATACCTACAACTTGTAATGATACTGAACAAGTTTGTACGTCTGCACCTGAACCTGTAATGCTTGGATATTGTGGCAATACTAAACCAGTTAAAGTTACACCAGTTTTTAATGTCATAATAAAAGCAATAGTTGTATCTGGGGCTGACTCTGTGCCGTCCCATAATACTTTGTACAAGCTGTTTGGTGATGCGCCTGCGTCATTTAAGAACTCTACGTCAAGTGTAACGTTTGAGTCTATGTATTTGTATGCTTTGCCTGCAAGGGTGTCAAAAGTCAATCTTTCTGTATCAAAGTTAATAGCAGAAGAAGTGATTTGTTCTGAGTAATTAACGCCGTTAACACTTAGAATTAGTTGACGACCACTTAAAATAGTTGTTGCCATTTCTTACCTTTCCTAGCCTGTGTAGGCTGTTTGTAGTTGTATTTCAGCAGTTAATAGATCGGTACTATTAGTGCTTCTGATTCTTGGGCTACTTACCGATAATACTATAAAGTTTAACGGAATAAGTCCTAGAATTGTTTCTATATCGTCTTCCAAGTTTTTTAGCGCGCTTGGGTTAGAATACGTTGAACTAACAACTTCTAATGTTAGTCTGACGTAATAGTTTTTGCTATTGCCTATAACTATTGGTTCTAGGTATGGGTCACTAGCTAAAATTAGAGCTGCTGGTGGAATAACAATGTCTGGTACGTGATCGTAAGCAGAATAATTTGTGTTTGAGGTTATCGCTGTTTTAAGGTCTGAACGTAACGTACTTAAAGGCATAGTTAACCTACTTGACTATTAGAGTCAATGTATTTACTTATTAAACCTGTAACTTTGTACAAAAGCGTTCTGCCCATACGATATGGGGCTGGGGTGTAATCAAGGGCTTGTTGTGTTCCACCTGCAGCTAGTCTTGATTGGAATACGTCTACAGCGATTTGTAGCACAGCTTCTTCTACAGCTGCTACGCCGTTGTATTGGACTAAAGTATTTTCAGAAGCAATACCATTAGGAATTGAATACCTATAATCGGTATGAACTGTTGCACCTGTTGTTGTAATTCTAAAAGTATATTCATCTACTATTGCAGATATTGTTTTATTGCCATTTATGTATGCTTCAACGCCTGTTATAGCTATTGTTGCGCCCTTAAAAAATTTGTGTGGTCGTGTTGTGTGAATTGTTGTTTCTGTGGTTGTTTCTGAATAGTGTTTATCTATTCCAACTTTCCATTGTATAAGAAAGTCACCTATTGCGTCTTCAGCTGTGTCAATAATTGCGTCTAATGCTGTGTCATCATAAAGAGTATTTGGAACGCCAAGTACAGCTCTTAACTGAGCTGCTGTTACTAATACTGGCATTTCATTCTTCTTTCTTTGAGGGTGAGGCTACCCACAGGGGCGAGAGTAGCCTCACGTTTTAGGGTTTAAGCCTTGTTAAACCAGTTTGCTCCAGCTGCAATTTTTGTAGCTAGTGCGCCATATCCGTAGTAGTTAACATCAATTTGACCTGTGTTAATTACGTTGGTGCGTAGTGACAATCTTGGTGATTCGTACCAAGTGTATGACTCAGGGTTTAATACAACCATTGAGTAATCGCCTAGACCAGTTCCACCAGTTCCACCAATGTTGCGTGAAACGTACATATCAAGTCCTGCAATTTGTCCACGCAAAGATTGTGGGCTTACTGCGCCACCTGCGTTGCTTGGTTGGGTTGCTGTGTAAATTGGGCGACCTGCTTCGTTGTAACTCATAATTTTACCCCATTGTTGTGGGCTAACTACAATGTTACGTGCAAAGCCAAGTGATGCTGAATAAACAGCTGCTGCTGCAGATGAAACGTATTCTAATAATCCTTCTCTGTCTTCGTCTGCTGCTGTTGCGTTTAATACTCCATTATTTCCAATTTCGGAAACTACATAAGTATCGGTTGCTTTTGCGTATGCAAATTCCATTTGACGTACAAGTTCGTCAAAAAATACTGGTGAGCTTCTGTCTAGTAATTCAACTGACAATGTTTGTTGTCCACCAAATTTTTTAACTGCAACTGATACAAATGATGAAGCTGTATCTGTTTCTGATAATGCTGCTTCTTCGTTTGCTTGTGCAACTGTTGGTGCTGTTGTAATTTTTGGAATTTCAAAAGACATACCTGCTGGTGGAAGTGTTGCGCGTGAAAGTGCGTCAATAAATCCTCTATCAGCGTTAGAAATGCCGTTAATTACTTCGGTTGATTGTGGTGTTGGAATAAATGCTGAGTTGTTGGAAGTTGTGTCAGCTGCCATTACATATTGACGGCTGTCTTCGTTTCCAAGTGCTGCACGAATGTTGTGTTCTAAGTATGAACCTTTAGAAACAATTGGGCTTCGTGGTGCTGTGAAGATTGCAGGACGCGCGTTGCGTTCTTGGGCTTCAACAGCTGGGGCTGCAACTTCTGCTGCAACTTCCTCTACTACTTCTGGGGTAACTTCGTTTGACACGATAGTTTCCTCGCTTTCTGTTGGTTGTGAAGTGTCTGCGCTTGCAGCTACTTCTGTTATTTGGGCATATTCGCCAAATGCTGGGAATGTAACGTGTGAAACTTCTCTTAGAGTTGCTTCGTTAACAATTACTTGTTCACCTTTTGTTACATAGTCGTCAATCATTGCGCCTACGCTAAAGCCAGTTCGTAAACCCTCTTGTGCTTCGGCTAATGCGTCGTCTCCTGCATTGG